CAGCAGCTTCCTCTAATGCACCTAGACCAAACTGTTCCCAATCAATATTTAAACCCATAATTATATTCCTTTTGACATCAGACCCGTAGGCATTTCAGTTTTTTCTTCACTCATAGGTTCTTCTATTTCTGTAGCCATATCCATAGGCATTGCCTCTTCTTCATCAGGCATATCACCACTAAGACCTTCAGTTATATCAGATAGCAACTCTGTACCTGCATCCTGATCAACATTTTCATCCTGCATATACTTCATTGTAAGAGCAATAAAGCGTTGTTTTTCTCTTTCACTTGCCCTTGCATCAGCATCGCCACCCTCTTCAGTTACGTCTACACCATTCTGTTCTGCAGCGGCTACAATAAAAGCGTGAATAGCAGGTGCGGCTAAAATCCCTGCATCAATAGTATGTATACCATTCATAGCACTTTTCATGTATAAACCCTCAACAAGAGGTGCTACAGGTACTTCTAAGTCTAGTAGAGCTATTATGTCGTCCATAATACCTTCTTTCATAAGCTTTTCAATGTAGTAGTTTATTACATCACCTACGTCTGATAAATCAGCAGGGTTTTCCCACGGATTATTCTTTGGTTCTGTAGTCAGAGACTGTCCTGGTATTGGGGCTTCAAACATTTTGTTTATCCTATTTAGTGAAGCCAGCGCCAAAGTAGAGGCCGACTATTGCTGAAACTATGTGTGTGTCTAGTGGGGTTATAACAAAGCCACGAGCTGCTTTCCAATGTATTGCATCTGGTGCGCCTAAGAGCCAATTAATGAAGCCACCCTGTACTTCTGTATAACCAACGATTACGCTTACGTCAGGATACCATACTGCTACTAGCTTTGGCAATACGATAATAGAGCCTACTGCAGATAAAGCTATGATCCTACGTGTCCAAGCAAAGTGTTTATCTTTACTGCCATGCTCTCTTGCATCACTGACTGCGCCTACAAGTGCTTTCTGTTGTTCTGCTTTAGCTTTATTGCTTTGACCCCAGATGGACATAACTCCACCTAAGACAGTAGAGAAAAGCATTGTGATTAATTCTAAGGGAAGTCCAAACATTAGTTACCTCTAATCTCTTTAATTATTTGATTAAGTATACTATCGTTTAATTTATTAAATCCTTGCCATTCATTTCTTAAACCCTTACGTGCTTCTGCATCCGTCTTACCAATAACACGTCTTTCTGCTAAATGTGCTGCTATTCTGTTTTGAGTGTCTTCATTAAAAAGTGTATTACTATCTATATTTAGCTTAGCTAGTATTCCTCTATCTCTTAAGTCTCTTAAAGTACTACCTACCATTTGAAATTTACCAATAGCTGTTGTATCTTTATTAAGTGTGTTTAGGTTGTGTTTGTGAAACGCACCATTCAATTTAGTAAACTCAAAAATCTCATCCATAGACATATTGGTTACATCTGTACCTTTAAACGGTCCTGTTTTTTGTCCATTACCAAATATAGTATTGTAGTTTTTAGCTTCCACTCTCTTAAGCTTCTTTCTAAACGTAGATGTATCATTCATATAATTAGGTACAGTTATTGTTTTAGTGGCTTTTCTAAGCTTAGGTTTAGTCATAATTCCTACTGCTTTAGCTTTTGGTTTTGCTACACTAGGTATATTTATATCCTGTCCTACATTTATACGATTAGGGTCTGTTATAGTAGGATTAGCTTTTTGTATTGCCGCTACTGTAGTGTTGTTATCCCTAGCTATAGCAGATAATGTATCTCCTGATGCTACTGTTATAACGCCAGGCGCAACTACATCTAGTTCTTCAAACAAGTCTAACTCTTCTCTAGCTTTACCAATACGCATAGGACTAGATGAAATAGTTTTTTCACTAGGCATAGTCGGTTTATTATTTGAAGCATCATAAAACTTCATAGCTCTACTAGAAGAACTTCTATTCTCTGGAGGTCTATTCTCTCCACCTGAAGATCTAAACAAACTAAAGAACCTCTCTAGAGGACCTTGTTTCGGTTCATCTTCTTTAATATTATTACGAGAAGCTAAACCAGAAGGTCTTAACCTTGGAGTAGGAGACTTGAAAGATTCAGAGGTTGGTATTTTGTAGTTACTCATTGTTTAAATCCAATTATCAATTAAATTGCCTATTATTTTCATGCCTATTTTACCTAAGTATTTAGATTTAGTATCTGCGTCTGATCCAGCAGCGGCGGCGGCTTTACCTTCAGCATCAATCTTAGCAACCATAATACTTGCTTCCCGATCCATAGCTGACTCAGCACTTGTCCAAGCCCATGTCATTAAATCACGTTCTTTTTGTAACATGTTATTATAAGTAGTCATTGTCATATTATTTGTAGCTAAAGTCTCATCTCTGTTAGCTTGGTTAGCTGCTGCATTCTCTGCAGTAGTAATATTCTGTGACCATTGGGCGTTGGCTTGTGCTATAACTAAATGGTTTTGAGCATTAAACTGATCTCTTTGATTACGTTGTAGTGTATTAAACTGCTCAATGGCATTTGTTTCACCTGCATTAAACTGTGCCATAGCATTCTTTTGTGCTACATTAAACTGTTCTACTTGTGCTTGCAGAGATGCAAAGAATTGATTTGTCTGATTCTCTGATGTAGCATTGAACTGCTTAGAAGCATTCATAGCGGCTTGATCTGAGAGTATAGCATTAGCGTTTTGTTGAGACTTAAACATACTAACCTGTTGTTCGTTATCTAAACTAGCCATATCCATTTCTAAGAAAGCTTTAGCATTTTGTACTTGAGCCTGTTGACGGTTGTTTAAGTTAGTCAAATCTAACTGAGACATAGCCGCTACATCTGCCATGATCTTAGCATTCTTAGCGCTTAAGTTAGTAAGGTCAACAGTCTGTGCCATACGAGCATTCTCTAATGCTATCTGTTGTTCAGCATTAAAGTTTATGTTAGCTATCTCAGATATCTTAGCTGAATTAGCAACACGAGTCTGGAACTCTTGATTAAACTCTAATCCAAGGAAAGAAGCTCTTTGTTCAGCAGCAAACATAGCAGTCTGTTGTCTATTACTCAGGTTCTGCATCTCAAAGGTAGCAGAAGTCTTAGCATCCTGTACAGCGATGGGCATAGCACTTTCCATAGCCGCTTGTATCATAGCCTGTCCAGCCATTGATGAAGCACCTAAACCTCTAGAGGCCATAGAAGCGGCGGCATTACGTAAAGCTCCTGCCGCCCATGATGGAGGTGTTTTACCCTCAAAGTCTGCCATCAAGCCTGTAAGCTGACCCTGCACTGTAGCATCTGTTGATGGTGCGCCTGTAGCCGCTTCAAAGTTTGTTTCAGCTTTAACACGATCCATATCAACCGTAGAGCCTGATATAAGTTCACCTTCTTCTACTTTACGTGCGTCAGGTGCTACAACCTTTTGTGCTTCAGCTATTTGTTCTACAGATACACCTAACTGTGCTAAGTCCTCTGGTTTCATACTCTGTGCATCTACAAGTGCTTCAGCACTAGGCTTACCTGTAGCCGCTTCTAGTCTAGACATAACATCTTCTATAGATGCAGAAGCCGTTAGAGGTTCATAGGATGCCGCAGGTTGTACTTCAGGAGAGGTTACATCTGATGTAGGTGTAGCAGTTGTAACTTTTGCTTCACTTGCAGGATCAACCTGTCCTGTAGTAGGATCAATCATACCCTCTTGTTTATCTTCTTCTGTGATCTTTTCTACTTCTGGTTTCTTTATCATAGAAGCAGGATCATTTATTGCAGTAGTAGTGTATTCAGATATACTTGGTGCAGCTATAGTCTTAAATGCTTTATCTGCTGCATTCATTTTTGTTTGTGATGCATTAACTAAGTTCTGAGCATTTTCAGCTGCTTTAGCTAAATCTGCATTGGATGGATCTGCTTGAGATTTAGCCATAGCTTCTGATGCGGCTTTTTCTGCATTAGAGTATGCTAATTGTGCTGAATCTAAATCTGTTTTAAACTGTTCTTGTTGTACAGTACCGCCTACTTGATACCCCTGAACATAACCCCCTTTAGCCATACTAATTTTTTTCTGAGCTACCTCTGCCATCTTGCCTAGCGTAGATGCCGCTTTAGGTGAAGCCGCTAAGAATGCCGCTTGCTCATCTGCTTGCATACCCTGCATCTCTGGTATTATCTTACCCATTTGTTCAGGTGTAAATCCACCAAATTTCATAGCCATTTTAATAGTCCTTATTAATTACCCAACTTCATCCAAACTGCAGCAGCAACAAAGCTGAATATAGCAATGGTTGTTATTTTAACGAATGTATTCCATATACTTAAACGTGTTTGTCGCCACGTTGTTAATAGGTTACGTACTTCACGTATATCTTCAGCAGCAGACTCATCATGTAGTCCTAACTCACGTAGAACTAACTTAGCGCCACGCTTAGCTGATCTGTCTAGTATAATCTCTAGCTCTTCTGGGGTCAACGTTATATTATTCATTTTATATCCTTAACTAGACCTATTCTTTTTATTTTTAGCATCATAGCTTCATAAGTTAGTTGTTTAAAGTTAGATAATCTTGTCAGACATTCTGGGCTTCTATCTTCGAAAGGATCAACATGATAAAAGTTAATATCTGAGTATTCTCTTACAATCCATTCAACTTGTTTCTGCCAACCCTTAGTGATACTCTCTGGAGCTACCCAATACTCAGGTGTGTAATATAGTTCACCAGAGTATAAATTATTAACCTTACCGTTAATGCCATAAAAATCCATACCAACTAAAAATATATTGTCTGACTTAAGTTCTTTGGCTGCAAGATATGTAGCTGTTGCTCCCGATGAATACTTTACTGTAGATTTATGGTGATGCTTAATGTTAGGGTAGTTCTCAGATATGTAGTCAGTAATGTCTTGGTCAGAGGTTATTAGTATGTCGGGTTCAAACTCATCTCTAAAGAACCAATTACAAGCTATTATGTTAGCGTTACGTATAGCCTGTAAATCTTTACCCTTACGTGATGTACCGTTACCTACTACCACTGAGTTTATCAAGGATCTCTTCCCACTCTAAAATAACTTGCTCTGAAAAACCTTCTGTCTTAAACCACTCCCTATTCAATAATCTAATCTTTGGTTGTGTGTCTTTAGATATTACTGTAGGTATCCTTTGATTATAGTACAATGAACAAGCTATCCTGTGAGCGCCTCCGTTTATTGTTTTTACAGAATTAGAGTATATAGGATATTCTTTATTATAACCTTCTGTTTTAAAGCTATTAATCAATATATCAAAGCTATCAATATAATCCTGTATATTATTTTTAGGCGTTTGATCCTTAATGTATTTATCTGTAGGTTCTACTCCTTGCGTCTGTGCTTGTATACACTCTTTATATATTTCTTTGTAGTGTAGATGGTTTGTATTTTCGTCCTTAGATTTTACATATAAGTATCTACACATAATATCTAACCTAGCAGAGTCTACAAAGTACGAAGGCTCTACTTCAACAACAGCCATTACACACTTCCGTATACGTGTCCGTTGTTTGTGTAAGTATATGATAGGCTTGCGTTAATAGCATTACCAGCAGCACCACCACCATTTTCACCAGAGCGACCCCAACCGCCACCGCCGTTAGAACCTGCACCATCTGTGTTTGATGTTGCACTTAGAACAGAACCACCCAAAGCAGGGTTATTAGGAACAGAGCCAGTTACGTTAATTGTCCCTTGACCACCTGACCAAAAAGTACCATATGAAGTAATAGAACAGCCACCAGATGATGTGGCTGGTGAAACACCACCACCACCCTGATTGCCACCTGTACCACCTAATGCTCCTATTGTACAAGAGCCACCACTCGCAGTTCCGTTTGTCCTAACAAAACCTGGATGTGATAAAGTCCCTGTTGTACTACCGTTACCTGAAGCTTGATTATAGGCGCTTTGACCTGCACCACCACCGCCTCCTGCACCACCACCGCCTCCACCGCCACCTGCGATGAATGCACCAGAGTTGTTAGTTACTGTAGTACCAGATGCAGTTATACTAATAGCGTGACCACCTGCCGTAGAATGACTACCACCACGTCCAAAAATAGCACCATTGTTTATAAGTACGGAGTTAGCCACATCTATTGTTAACGAAGGTGTAGACGACGACATGGAGCGAATATGTACGCCAGCATTTATAGTCATTATGATAGGCACTGTCCCATCCCAACCTGCAGCTGTCGCTAGAGTACTTAAAGTAGAAGCACCATCTATACCTGTTGTAACATTAAAAGAGAACGCACTCTGTGTGCCATAGAAGTCAGATAGAGATATTTGTCCTGATGCAGGTACAGTATCTGACCCGTAGTATTCACTAAGCGATATAGGGTGTGAACCACCAAACTCATCCTGTATGTCTTGTAGTGTTATTGCACCACTTGCTTGTATTGCCATTAGACAGTTCCATACCCTGTTACATTACCTGTTACAGTTAAATTACCTGAAGCGTCTAGCTTCATTTTGTTTGTACCGCTAGTAGCGAAATACAATACGCCACCACTCTCAGTTATTGTCCAGTTGCCTAGATCTACAGTTGTAGCATTAAGAGTAGAAGCAGAGAAGGCCTGAGATCCAGAACCTGCTAGTTCAGCCTTAGTGTCTATCTCTGTTTGTAATCCATCTACGTTAGCAATAGTATGGTTGTGGCTATCATCTGCAATCGTAGCTGTTATAGTGGCATTGCTTGTACCATTAAAAGAAACAGAACCTGTCACATCTCCTGTTAAGGCTATAGTACGAGCAGTAGCTAACGCTGTAGCTGTAGAAGCATTACCCGTTAAGTTACCCTCAAATGTACCTGCTACGAATGTTTCACTTCCTACGCCCCACTTGTCTGTTGATTCTGTCCAGACTAAAGACTTGTTAGTAGATGTACCACGCTCAATAGTGATACCTGCATCCTGGCTTGGTGTACCTGTTTCATCAGAGTTAAGTGTGATAATGTTATCACCAATGTTTACAGTGTTAGAGTTTACTGTAGTAGTCGTACCATTTACAGTTAAGTTACCGCCTACAATAACATCATCAAATGTTACGTCTTGGTTTGTAGCTAAAGAGATAACACCTGTAGAGCTATTGTAGCTAAGATTACCAGAAGCAGATATTGCACCCCTAGCTCTAGCTGTAGTGTGATACAGATTAGATGAGCCTTCAGCTACAGTATCTGTGTTACCCTGAGTAAAGCTTATAACACCAGTAGTACTGTTATAGCCTAAACTACCTGTAGCTGAGATAGCTGCTCTTGCTCTAGCCGTTGTATGATATAGGTTAGAACCCTCTGTAATGTCGCCTGTGTCGTGGTTAGCTACACTTGATACTGTACCTGTTACGTTACCTGTTAGAGCGCCTGTAAAGCCTCCTGTGGACGATACAGTACCACCTACAATAATGTTACCAGAGTTAAGTGTAAGGTTAGCTGTAGCTAAAGTTGTGTTGCCTGTTATAGCAAGAGTACCACCTACTGTAGTATTACCTGTCACTGCTAGTGTACCCAGCGCTGAAGTAGCTGTACCATTTAAGCGTAAAGTTTCTACAGAACCTGAGAAGATAGACAACTGGTTAGAGTTGTTAGTTAGTTTACCAAAGCTAACACCACCATCTTTAAGTAATACATCTCCACCGTCAGCATCTAGTGTAATATCACCTGCTACATCTAGGGTTAAGTCTCCTGTAGCTACAGTGTAAGAATTGTCTATGATAGTAGTGTAACCATTCACACCAATATTAGCTGTATCTGTATACAGAGTACCATCGAAGTACCCATCCTTGAATTGAGCTGCACTAGATCCTAAATCAATAATGTTATTAGCTTTAGGTAAGAGTGTAGATGTACCTACAATGATGTCCTGACCTGGACCTACCTTGGTTACAGGTGCGCCTTGGCCTGATGAACCGTCATGAGAGTGACCAGAGGATGCGTTAAATGCGCTTTCTACAGCGTTAAACTCTCCGTCTAAGTCGTCTGCGTCAATAACGCTACCGTTAGCGATGTTGTTAGCCGTATCTTGGCGTGTATAACCTGCCATAAGAGTTGTCCTTTATTGTCTATCGTTCTGTGTAAACTCAAGAAGTGCTGTATCTAGAGTAAATGCTGGGTTAGTTGTATTGTCTTCTATACGTATTGATATAGTCTTACCTGATCCAATAATCTGATTCTGATAAACCTTATCTAGTTCTCCACCAAATACGGCTGTACCATACAAGGCTGTAACTGCTCCGTAGATAGAAGCAACAACGCCTGAACTTATTATAGTAGTAGCTGCTGGCTGTATTAGGTTTTGGTTGTTAGATCGAGTGAAGTCATACTTAAGTGCTAAATCTATATTGAAAGAGCCTTTAGGATCAATGTATGTAGTTAGCTTATAAAAAGTCTTACGTATCTGTGGATCTGATATAGGCATATAAGGTGATTCGTAAATAGCTTCAATAGGATCACCATCAAAAGCATAACCTGTTTCCATTCTGTATACGTAGCCATCTTCATTAGCAAATATAATAGTCTCTGAATACTCTGTATATTTAGAGTCTGCTACAAATGCTTTTATACCTGATGTCTCACCCCATGCTAAGTTAGATGCACCTTGGTTAGAGAACTTAGTTACGAGTAACCCACGAGCAACTTTCTTTTGTTCTGACTGTGTATAGCCAAAGATGCGGTACTGAGCTTTCTCACGTATAACAATAGAGCAGAAGTTAGATGTACTCTGAGCAAACTTATAAACATCATCAGCTATAGGGTCAGAAGCAACTTCAAGTGAGAAGTCACCAATTCTGTCTGTAGCACCTAAGAGTCTAATACCATCAGGAGACATATACATAATGTCACCACCAACCTCTTGTATCGTATCAGGGTCTAAACAACCAATGCCTTCTGTGATAGGGTTTAACTGGAAGTCAGCTAGAGTTGTACCAGATAAGCGTTGTATGTTGTTTCTACTAAAGATGATAAGCTGATCACGGAAAGCAATAAGGCCAGTAATATCGTGGCTTACGTTTATGACACCACCACCATTAGCGGCACTAAAGTCACCTGAATCTGAAGGTGCTGAGAAGTATAAGTTAGAACCCTTAGAGAAGAACACTGTAGTCTTAAACACTGCTACCTGTTCTACACCCTGTAAGTCTGATAGAGAAGAGATAAACGATAAACTATTAGCTGTATCATTAAATAGCGCTGGGTAGTTAGAACCGTCTACCATTATAATGAAGTCACCTGCACCAAAGTTATACTCAGTACTACGTATCTTACCGCCTAACAGTGATGCCTTACCTAGCGAAGACCAAGTACCACCAGAAGATCTGTGGTATTCAGTTTTAGGTGTAGAAGCTCCATCACTTCTAGCCGCTATATACTCTCCAATGTTAGCTACTTTAACACCAAGTACACGTCCTGTTCCTGGTACAATGTTGTTTGTTGCTTTTGTATAGCCTAATACTTTACTGTAACCACCAGACCTAGCTGGCTCAAAGTTCTGCAGTATAGTAGCAGAACCAACAGCATTAGCACCCTGTTGTAGAGGGCTGAGATTAGAGATGAGGCCACCCTTAAACTCAATAGGAAATGTCTGCCAATTAGTAGCCATCAGTAATGAACTCGTCTATCTCTTAGGTATTCTGTACGGTTAATGTTTAAGGATCTCATACTCTTGATACCCTCTTTAAACTTGCCTTGTGATAATTGTGCAGACTGAGTGTCACCCCTAAATACATAAGCATAATACATAGCACCATCTACAACGATATGTCTGTATGGTTCTGGTATAGAAGCAACGTCTGATGCCTTATCCATATCAACACCATTAGTGTAATATTCATATACTACTTCATATGCTTTGTCTGGGGATGGTACAAACAGTAATTCTCTACTTGGCGCACGTACAACATACTGTGGTACACCTCTTACATCTGAGCTAGAGTTATACTCTATGTCTGCATGTTTGTCAAGATATTCTTCGTAATTCAACACTTTAAGACGTTTAGTATCTACGTTAAGAGTATCATCACGTTTTAGCCTAAAGCTATTCATATTAACAGTCTTACTGTCGTAAGGCATACTGTAGCGTACTTCACCTGCAGTTAAGATCTCTGTCTCTTCTGCATGATTCCAAGGCCACTCAAACTCTTCTTGGTGTATGTGTCTTATAGAAGCATTAACAGCATCCTTAGTAAGGTTGTAGTAACCCTGTGCTGTAGCAAAGTTAG